GACAACACTACGCATACGAACCTATTTCGTCGTTCACAAAGTCGATCCATAAGGCGGCCAGCATGAGGTCTTTGGCGGATTCCCAATCATGACGATGCGCGACGAATTCGAGGCATGGGCAGAAACGCACGCACTCAGCGAAGAAGCGAGAGGGTACGGCATGGTCCAGGGCGCATGGCAGGATGCGTGGGCAGCTGCTACCGAGCGTGCAGCGAAGATCGTGCACGACAACGCGATGCAGTGCGACAGAGTGACACGCGAGATATTGTTGTCGAACGCTGCCGCTATCCGGGGCCAAATAGATTGCCTGCAACTCCCGAAACGATTAACATCGTAGATGTTTGTTGAGGACGTTGCAATCGGAACGGGCGAGACCATATAGCCGGGATGCGGAAATCCCAAAGAGTGTTTTCCCACTCTTCGCACCAGTAGCCCCGGGGATTTACCCTCGGCCAGAGATTCAGTCTCCGGGGCTTCTTTCTTGAGGTACATCAGGCAAACGTCCCGCCAGATGCTTCGTATGCGGTTTCCAGCGCCGTAAATTTCCGCTCTGGCTGGCCTTCCTGGTGGTCTGTGCCGCCTTTTATGCGTAGGGGCGTGCGCCTGCCTTGTCGATAATCAGCGCCTGCTTGCGCGCTGTCGTCGCGTCGGTGTTCGGGATGCTGATGTGCGTCCAGCGGTCGAACTCGCGAATGACTTGGTCGTAGGCAATGCCCGAGGCAATCACGGCCTTCACCACCTGGTCGGGGGTCATGCCTGGCACACGGATGTCGGCAGCGCAGCCGATGCGATGCTGGCTGCTGTCCTTGCTGCCCACCGAGTCGTTGACCTTCTTGGACCTGAAGGCGCTGTTGATCATGACAGGCTTGCCGCCCAACACCACTTTAACCTGCTCCAAGAAGTCAGCCAGCCGAGTCAGGTTGGACAGCTCGCTGTCGTTGGGGCTGTTGTCCCAGCCGTTGCGCTCGGCTGACTCGGATGCTGTGAGTTCTTCCAGCGTGAAATTCTGTGTCAGGTTCATGGCGTGCTCACTTCTTTGAAAGCAGATCGGTCTTGGCCTGCGACCCAGCAGAGCTGCCGAAATAGTAGGCGATGATGCCAGTCCAGGCGGTGCCCAGGCTGCCCAGCATCATGAGGATGGCCGGGTTGCTGCTGTCGATTTGGTTGAAGAACATCATCACCATAATGCTGAAAAAGCCGATGGTCACAGCGCCAGCTAAGAGGGGTGGCATCATCGACCTGGTGGCTGCCTGCATGTCTCTGGCGCTCTTGCGGTCTTCGGTGGCCAGCTTCTCAAAGTTCAAGCCCAGCTCCTGCGCCTGCTTTTGCAACTCAATCTCGGCCAGCTTAACCTGGGCAATCTGCTCGGCCGTCAGCTTGTTGTTGGCAATGAGGTCGCCGACCTTGTCCTCGTCGACCCCGATAGCTTTGGAGATGGCCGCGACTGCCATGCCTGCCAAGGGGCCACCAAGGGCTGTGGCGACCGTAGGGGCGATCTGTTTGAGCCAGTCCATACTTAACCCTTGACCATCCACATGGCTGAAAAGATCACGCTCGTCATGCTGAAGAGCATCACGCCAGCTCTAGTTGCGCAATTGCTTTAGCCTGTGGGTCAGGCACGAGTTTGTCAATCAGCTTGCTGCCGATGCCAAGAAGCGCGGTTAGCGGAAACATACACTACCCTTTCAATTCTAAGACATTATTTCCCATTCAAGCTGCTAGCAAAAAATCCAACAATTGCAGAGCCGAACGAAACTACGGTCATGCCAAACCAAAAGCCGCCCCGGCCTTTATTTGCTAACGCCACCAGCTCTTCAAGCTGGCGCTCAACTTTGTCCATTTTCTTGTCCATGTCTTGGACTTTTTGCCAAAGAACGCCGTATTTCACCAAGTCAATCTCATTGCCATCTGCCATAACTTGAGACTCCAACATTTAGAGCCCCTGGCCTGGTGTGATGTAGACCGTAGCTGCTGCGCTTGACAGGCCGCTAAACCATGTGTCGTTGTTGAAACGCAGGATTTCTACGGCACCAGGCAACAGCACGATGGCTGAGGATGGTGTGCCAGCGACTGGGGCCACAGCTTTGGCAGTAGCATCTGCTGCGGATACCCCGGCACCCAGAAACACGGTTGTCGTGCCTGCATTAACAATGCGGTATTGGCCCACAGCCTGCGGGTCAAACCGGACCAAGACCGGCGCTTGCACGCCTGCCGGGGCTGTGCCATCGGCAGGAACAACAATTGTTTTGCCTTGCGGGTTGAAGGCAATTTGTGAATTGGTAGACATGAAAGTTCCTTAAGAAAGAAGACGCTTGTTTTTGCGCAGAGTGTAAATGTACTTGCCGAGTTGGAACGAAAAATCCCACCCATCGTTGTTTCCACCATCAACGTTATTGTTCGTAGTGTAAGCGTTCCACTTTGCGCCGCCAATGGCGTTAATATCTTGAATGGTTAAGTTGCTGGTGCTAACTGTGCCGCTGGCCTGCGACAACGTAGCCTGTGAACCCGCCAGCGTAGACTGCAAAAACTTTTGATTAGCACCAGCACTAACAAACGCACCCATAGTGCTAGTCACGCCATTTTTTAACTTTAGTGTTCCGTTACTCAATGTAAGTGTCCGCGTGGCGGCAATTGTTAACGCATCTGTAAATTCCCAAGTGGCTGCACCGTTAAAAGTGAAAAGCCCATCAAACACTTTTCCCGCCATTGTTAAAGTGTATACACCGGATGTTGCTAAAAATTGATGACCCCCAAATGAACCAGATGCCAATGTCATAAGGGCTGAATAAATTAAACCACCGTAAAAAACGCGGTTTCCCGTGTTAAGTGTTCCAGCAAAACCCGTAAAGTTAACGTTTTTGTAGGTATTGTTTCCTGAGCCAAGAGTAACAATGTCTGTACCCGACAAAATATTAACGTTAATAGCGTTGGCCTCCAAAACTCCAACGCCAGCAGTAATTGTTCTAGTGCCTGTTGCGCCCGCGTAATTAGAATTTATTGTTGGATTGTTAAGCATAGTAATTGCCGCATTGCCGACATAAATACTAGCAGCGTTTCCATCTAAATTGACAACCTTGTTGTTCCAATCAACAGTTAGAATAGATGAGTTGGCAAACGTCATACTGAAGACAGTGACGTCTTCTCCAATCGTGATTGTCCCCGCCCCTGCATTAGCGTTAAAAAGGGCAACGTCGGCAGCGGTCGGTGCTGATGCGCCAGACGCGCCGCCTGACGTTGCAGACCAGTTTGCCGTAGAAGTGGAATTCCAAGTCCCACTACCACTAACCCAAAATCGGTTAGCCATTTAACTTCACCTCAAAATAATTGCCAGAAATAAAGCAGCGGCATTTAATGACGTTGCCGTTGATTTCAATAATTTCGCAATTGTCCATTGTGTTTCCTTATGGGAAAACTAAAGTAATGCCAGACCCAACAACATTATTGTTTGCATCAATCAATATGTTTGTTGCTGATGCGTTTTTAAACACGGCAGCAGGACTTCCTGCTGCTAAATTAAGACTAAGAAACGCATTGCCCGTAATTACACCGTTAGCCGCGGTCGCAGGTAAATTAACAAGATAACGATAACTATTGGTTGAAAACAAATTGCCCGTAATTGAAAACCCAGTAACATCGGCACCAAAAAGAAAAGCGCTGATGTTAGTTGATGTTGTTGTTGTACCTACATTTTTAAACGTGTTATTGGAAACAATTAATTGTGAACAATAATCTAACTCAAGACATGACGCTCCAATTTGCTCAAACGTATTTCCCACAAGTCGAATAGATTTATCTGTGTTGTCTGAGGATGAAATTCCTATTCTTGCGTCTTTAATAGTGCAATTTGTAATGTTTGCAAAATCAACCGTATCAATCGTTATTGCATAGCTAGTCGCATCAGGTGTGGGTGCGGGTTTGCTAATCTGGCAACCATCAATCAAAACATACTCGGTTGCTCGCAACCGCATAAACTTGTAATGCTTAAACGTACTGTTAATAACTTGAATAGTGTGGCAAAGTTGCGGGTAGAAAAACTCACGGGTGTGAGTGACGTTCTCTGAATACAGATTGATGTTCTTAAAGACGCCTGTATTGAGACCTGTAATGCCAAAGACCAAGCCCGTGCTGTGATCGTTTGCATCTACTTCAAAACCATCGACTAGCACAGAGGCTTGATAGTCAAAACCATTCCAAACTGGCGATCCGTTAACACCAGAACTAATGCAATCGGCGGAGAAACCACCTTCGCCAGTCATAAAACAGTCGGCTACGGTAAAATCAAAGCCTTCGTCTTGTGATATGTTTTGTGCGTAGGTGTAACCGTAGTCACCAACAAATAAGTTGTAATTAAGTGTTGTGCAATCAGCGTAACAGTTATCAACTACAACTCTGCCAGAGGCGGAAAATGTAAATCCTCTCAATGGTTTACTAAAACCAGACTTTTGATAAATCTTGCAATTACGAATAGTAATGTTATGAGCGTGCCATGTTTGCGTGGGCAACGCTGGAAATAGGTTTGATGACCAATGCGCTGTAATTGCAAAGTTAGTTGTACCAGTTGCCACCACTCCTTCTATTACGGTGTCTTCAACATACCCACTCATATAAATAGCTTTGACGTTTTGTGCGCCGCTAATATTAATTTCAATGCTTCCAGTTGCAAAACAAAACTGTGTAATGCTTGGTGAAGCGGCATTTGATGCGTTACCAAACTCAATACATGAGTTCTTGCTGCCATCAGTACCGAGAGAAGTGGCAGAAGCGTTAATGACAAAATCGCCTCGAATACCGCTGTTAATTGCCTCTTCGAAATAAAAACCACGCCCGTTTTCACCAGAGCAGTCCATCTCAAAGATGGTTCCGTTTGCAACTTCCACGGTTGTATTGCTACCAAAAATGACTTCACCCACAATTTTGTATGTGCCAGACGGTACAACTATCTGGCCTCCAGCATCTGCGGCTAGTTGAAACGAAGCCGTATCATTTGCCACTCCATCGCCAACGGCACCAAAATCTTTGACGCTGACGGTCTCACGCAGCTTCCCCTGCACCGTAGTCGGCACTGCTCCAATGCCTGCGGGGTCATAAATAACATCACTTGCATTGATGTCACCGATAACCACATCGCTATAACGCTCAGTAGCAGCAGGCGCAGAATAAACCACACCGCCGTTTTTATTCATGACCCTGATGCTGTAGTCGCTGTCAACGTATACCCGCGCAGGCGTTCCGTTGTTGGCCGGGTAGCCGCCAAGCGTGCGGATGGGCTGCACTGCCGCAATGGTTAGTGCCGCGTCCCAATAGACGTTGATCGGATTGACTTGCGGGTCAAGGTTTACCGTGCCAAGCCAGACATAACCGGCTTCAAGCGGCTGCCCATCAATGTCGGTAAAAATTGGGAATGGGCTGGATACTGATAGCGCGGTCATTTTTTTGTTTCCTTTAATTTACTCGCCAAGAGCCTTGCGGACTTTGTCGCGGGTTTTTGCATTCTTGATACTTTTGGCCATCATATTGAAACTTGTCAAGATGGGTGCAGGCACTCCAACCGTGCCGCTGATGGCGATGTCCATCATGCCTGCAAGCACGCTGGCGGTGTTGCTTGTGTTGACCGCTCCTGGTGGTGACGTAAGGACGTCCTTGGCCACATCATTGATGGTGCGTAGTTGCTCCGCCCCTTTCTTACCAAAGACAAAGTCAAGTTTGCCAGACTTGTCCAGTTGTGTAACAACTCTATCAAGTTGGCTAGGCGACAAGATAGAGTTGCCAAGCTCGTCACGACCAACACCCTTGGTGGCCTCATCGCGCAAGAATTTGATCGTGCCGCCTTGAAGTTCCTTCCAAGCTTGTTGGCCATTCTGGCCTTCGGTCTGAAGCAGTCGACGCACTTGGCGCACGGTGTCAAGCGATGTAGATGGGTCAATGACTGAGCGGCGCAAAACATCTTCCATGGCAATAGACCGATCATTCGACCCACGCTTCTGGCCTAGAAGGTTTTTCACCAGCCCAATGTTTTCGTAATCACGGCCAAACCGCGCACGTGCTGAGCGAGCTTGCTTGTACATGTTGCCGCCAAGTCCCTCAGTCGAAGCATCAATGAGGCCACGCATCTGAGAAGCCTGCATGATGTTGGTCGGCTCAGCGTTGGTGGCACCACTAATCGAACGTCTGAACAACTCGGCCGTCTTCAAAGTCACAGGCTGCGCAACCAAGGTTCCATCAGGAGCCTCAGTGACCACGCCAAGCTGCAGGGCCTTGGCACGAGTTGCCTTGAGGACGTTGGCCACCTCAGCTTCAGGTGCGTTGTCAACCAAATGCTGCACCACGGTGTCAAGCTTGACAGGGGCTTCCATCTCGCCAGCCTTCTCAGCCTCTTTGTACAAGGTGCGGATGCGGGTCTTGTCACGGGCAGCTCGGTCGCGCAGCGCCTTATCCACGGTCAAACCAATGGAGCGAAGGTCTGGAGCCTCGGCGCCAGTCATGTCAACAAACGCCTCGAGATTTTGCTGAAGCTGCGCGTTCTGCGTAGCAAAGCGTTCGCGGATCGGTGCCCCAACTTCAGGTAGCTTGGCGGTCTCACGCTCAAATCGTTGCTGTTCAAATTGCCTGGTCTTCTGGCCTTCAGTCAGTTTGATGGGAACAGGCAATTCATCGGCCTTGGCTTGGCGCAATGTGGCCATGTCAACACCAGCAGAACCGCCAGATGCCTGAGTGCCAGGAGTAGGCCGCCTGGCCGTTGCACCAGGCATCATTTCGCGGATTGGCTCAGTGACTTTGGCTACGGCTTGGACAGCACGCTTTGTGACTTGGGCAACAGGTGCAGCCACGCGCCCTGCCGCAACTGCAACTGCTGGCATCACAGCTTTTGTACTGGCCGCCACGGCGCCAATAGGACCAATGACTGGGATGACAGGAGGGACGCCCTGAAGTACTTCGCCAACGGCCTGTACTTGCTCTTGCCCAGACTGCGTGCGAGGCGCGTAAGTCAATGCCTGGGCTCCCTGCATGGCTGACTTCTCGACCAAGTTGGCTGCTTCGCGAGAACCAAAATTGCCAGACAAGATCTGCTCTGCAAGACCTTTCAAGGCGCCACCAATAAGTCCTGCCGTGCCGCCTATGGCCCCAGTACCAATGGTCAGTGCAGCCTCGCCAGTACCAACGATCTTCTCGCCAATAGATGGTTCGACGTACTCTTGGGTTGTTCCAGAAACAATCGCACCAGGGATTTGATTTGTGGTATCTTGGCGCGCCTCTAAAGCAGCAGGCCCACCACCGGCACGAATTGACGCAACCCGCGCTTTTAAGTCGGCTGAGTCTGGCGCAACATCATCTGGGATGTTGTTGATTGTTATGCCATCTTTTGTCGTGATG